GGTTATTTCGAGTCGCAAAATTTTTCTAGGCACAAGTCTACTTAGTTTGTTAAAGATGTTAAAGGATAAGCATTTTTTATCTAAGACGCTAGTAAAGGCCGAACATTATAGCACATGTAACAAGATGCGCTAATGTAACAAACATACGATTCTGTTACATGCCACTTATTTCACGCAAGGAAGCAGCGGAGCAATTAGGAGTGACTTTGCAATCGGTTTACATGTCCATAAAAAGGGGCAAGTTGACTGCAATGGAAGATGCAAAAGGAAATATATTGATTAACAGCGATACAATGTGGGATGAATTAAAGAAAAAGTCAGCAGGGCCAAGGGTTTCCAAGGTTGGCACTAATAAACCAAGAAATAGCAGGACAAATGAATCAATACCTGAGTATGACGAGAGCAGGGCTAGGACTGAACATTTAAGGGCTGAATTATTAGAGCTAGAGCGTAAACAGAAGGAAGATGACTTAGTTTCGATGGATGAAGTGCGTACAAGTTGGGAAAATATCATTGCTACAGCAAGAACCAAGCTTTTAGGTGTACCAACAAAGGCAAAACAAAGAATCCCTGATCTAGACACCAATGCAATGAGTCATTTAGATGACATTGTTAGAGAAGCTTTGGAAGAGTTAGCTGAGCCACAAGCAGCATGACCAGTATTTCTGAATTAGAGAAAAGTGCTTATCTAGCTTTCAAGCCACCTAAGAAGCTAAGTCTTAGTGAGTGGGCCGATGAATACGCTTATCTTTCTGCGGAGTCAAGTGCTGAAGGTGGAAGATGGCATACTTTGCCTTATCAAAAGGCGATGATGGATGCAATTACTGATCCCAAGATTGAACAAGTCACGGTAATGAAGTCAGCTAGGGTTGGATATTCTAAGATTTTAAATCACATTATTGCTTACCATATCCACCAAGATCCCTGCGGAATAATGGTAGTGCAACCAACAATTGAGGATGCTGCTGGTTACTCGAAAGAAGAGATAGCACCTATGATTAGGGATACTAAAGTTTTAACAAATTTAGTTAGTGATGCTAAAACAAGAGATAGTAATAATACAATTTTACAAAAACAATTTCCTGGTGGAGTTTTATCTTTAGTAGGTGCAAATAGTGCTAGAGGATTTAGAAGGGTAAGTAGAAGAATAGTTTTGTTCGACGAAACGGATGGCTATCCTGCATCGGCTGGTACTGAAGGAGATCAGATTAAGCTTGGTATAGCTAGAACGCAATATTTCTGGAATAGAAAAATAGTTGCTGGTAGTACACCGACTATTAAAGATTTTTCAAGAATAGAACGATTGTTTGATCAGTCGGATCAGCGTAGGTACTACGTTCCATGCTGTCATTGTGGTCACATGCAATATTTGCGTTGGGCAAATATGCGTTGGCAAGATAATGATCCATTAACAGCTTCTTATGCGTGTGAAGAATGTGGTGCATTAATTCCTCACAGTAAGAAAAGATGGATGGTTGAGCGTGGTGAGTGGAGAGCAACACAACCAGGTAATGGTCGTCACGCTGGATTTCATATTTGGGCTGCTTATTCTTATTCACCAAATGCAGAGTGGTCGAATTTAGTAGAAGAGTTTTTGTTAAGTAAAAATGATCCAGAACAGTTAAAAACATGGATTAATACGACATTGGGTGAATGTTGGGAAGATGAGTATGCAAGCAAGGTTGGTGCTGATGGATTGATGGAGAGAGCAGCCGTTGAGAAGTACGAAAAAGGTGTACCTCCTAAAGAAGTTCTTATGTTGAGTCTTGGATGCGACGTACAAGACGACAGATTGTCTATGAGTGTTTGGGGTTTAGGCCGTAATGAGGAAATGTATTTAGTAGATCGAAAAGTTATTTATGGTTCTCCAGCTAGAGCAGACTTATGGAAGCAAATGGATGAAGTATTGATGGATAAATATAAAAACGAAGATGGAGTTGAGTTAAAGATTGAATCAGCAGCTATTGATACTGGAGGTCATTTTACTCAGGAGGTTTACCAGTACGTTCGAGAAAGATCTCACTTAGGATTAATTGGAATTAAGGGAATGGGCCAGAAAGGTAAACCACCGATAGGCAAACCAACAAAAGTAGATATAAATTTTTCAGGAAAGTCATTAAGGAAAGGCGTTCAGTTATTCCCTGTTGGGGTTGATACTATAAAGACAACACTACATAACAGGTTGAAAGACGCTGAATTAGGTGATGGTTATATACATTTCTATCCAACAATCACCACCGATTACTTTCAAGAGTTAACAGCCGAACGCCAAGTGTTGCGATATAAACATGGCTATCAAGAACGAATTTGGGTTAAGAAAAGCAATGCTAGAAATGAAGCATTAGATGAAATGGTCTATGCCTACGCTGCGTTTTGCAGATTTAAACAAAGATATGACCGAAGAACAATTTGGGATCAATTAGAAAAGAAGCGTAACCCTGAAGAGCCTAAGCAGGAGGTTCCGCTAAGATCAGGGAGACAAAAAGCAGCTAAAAAGCGTAGTTTTGTCGCTAATTGGTGATTAAACATGACTATTCCTTCTAAAGTTCGTGCTGGAGACATACTTCAGTGGCGAGATTCGGAGACACAAGATGTATTTGGTAATGCAATCACCAGTACAGAGTGGAGTGTTACTTATTATTTGAGGACAAATACTGCTTCAGAAGCACACATTACTTCTAGTAGTGTGTATCTTTCTGGGTGGCAATTCACAGTTGCATCGGCTGTAACGGCTAATTTTGACGCTGGAGATTGGTATTTCCAAGCAGTTGCAGATAAATCTGGAGCAGAAAAACAAACAATATTAAGTGGTCAATTTGAAGTTTTACCTTCTCTTGTATATAGCGGTAGTGCTGCTGCTTATGACGGTAGAAGTCAAATTAGAAAAGATTTAGATCAAGTTCAAACTGCAATTAGGACAGTAGCTAGTGGTGGTGGAGTAAAAGAATATAAAATTGGAAGTAGAAGTGCTAAAAAATATGATTTAGCAGAATTATTTCAGCTAGAAGCCAAATTAAAGGCTGAATTAGCTAGAGAGGAAACTAAAGAAAAAATAGCCAACGGTCTTGGCAATCCTCGTAATTTGTTTGTTCGCTTTAACTGAGAAAACCAATGGGAATTGTAAATGCTTGGAAAGGTCTTTGGTCTTCAGGAGATGGGTTCGCTCAATCTGCTGTTTCAGACATAGTTAGGCCAAGGCGACAAATTAGAGCGTATGCAGGTGCAACTTCAGATCGCTTGACGGCTAATTGGATGAGTAGCCAGTTAAGTGCTGATGCAGAAATTAGAGGAAGCCTGAGAAAGCTTAGAGATAGAAGTAGGGAGATGGTTAGGAATAATCCCTATGCCAAGCAAGCAAAAAGAACAACACAGATAAATGTTGTTGGAACTGGAATGAAGTTTCAGTCTTTAGTTACGCAAGTAAGAGGTAACAAAAGAGATCAAAAAACTAATAAAGCAATTGAAGAAGCATGGGCTGATTGGTGTAGGCCAGAAAATTGTGATACAGCAGGTCGTCACAGCTTTCACCAGTTTGAATGGTTAGCAACTGGAGCATTACCTGAATCTGGAGAGGCAATATTTAGAATTGTTCGTAAACCGTTTGGAAGTGGTGGTGTTCCTTTAGCTCTTCAGTTAATTGAAAGTGATTTATTGGATGAGGAATACAACGGCAAGGTAACTGCAAAAAATAATGAGTGGAGAAATGGTGTCGAAGTTGATGAGTGGGGAAGACCTACAAGGTATGCGATTTTAACTAGACATCCAGGCGATGCTTATTACTTAAATGCGCCAAATGCAGGTAAAGATCATATTTTCTTGCCAGCAAAAGATGTAATTCATTTGTTTATGCCTGAAAGACCAGGCCAAAACAGAGGTGTGCCTTGGTTCCATAGCGTGATGGCTGATGCTCACCAATTACAAGGCTACGAAGAAGCTGCTGTTATCAGAGCAAGAGCAGCGGCAAGCATCATGGGCTTTGTGCAAAATAATGAAGGAGAATTAATTGGCGATGATGTAGAGACTGGACAACGAGTACAAGATTTCCAACCAGGTCAATGGAATTATTTAATGCCTGGTGAATCAGTCCATGTTCCAGATATTGATTATCCGAGTCAGCAATATGAAATGTTTGTCAAGAATAAAATTCGTAGATTTGCTACTGGATTTGGATGTTCTTTTGAAACGATCAGCAAAGATTTTAGTGAAACTAATTATTCAAGTTCAAGGTTGTCATTGCTAGAAGATAGAGAGCATTGGAGATTCGTTCAGCGTTATTTAATAGATAATTTCCATTATCGAGTTTTTAAAGAGTGGCTTTCATTAGCAGTGCTGAGTGGTCAGCTTGATTTTGCTGATTATTCTTCAAGACCAATGAGATATTGCAAGCCTAGATGGACACCACCAGCACAACATTATGTAGATCCTTTAAAAGAGGTGCGAGCTTATAGAGAAGCAGAGCAAGCTGGATATATGACTAAATCTCAAGTCATAGCAGCAACAAGTGGTGGAGATTATGACGATATAGCTGCTGAACTTGCTAGAGAACAAGAAGTGGCAGGTAATTTAGATATAACTCTTGATAAGGATCTAAAATTTGAGCCAGTACAGCAAGAGCTTGCACTAGATGTAGTTCAAGTTGAAGAAAAAAGCAAACCTACTACTCGTAAAAGGAGGAAGAAGTAATGGCAAATGTTAATGGTACTGAAATTAATTTAACTCCTACTTCTGGGATGAAAACAGAAGCCAAGAGATATAAGGAATGGAAAAAAGATGGAGAAGCTGGTGGTACTGATGATGCAGCAAGAAGAGCAACACAAATATTGAGTGGAGGTGAAATGTCTGCCGATGTTGTTATTACAATGAACGCATGGTTCGCTCGACACGAATCAGATAAATCAGGCAAAGGCTTCCGTCCTAGTGAAGAAGGTTATCCTTCTAAAGGTCGAGTAGCTTGGGCTGCTTGGGGTGGAGATGCTGGTCAAACATGGGCCAGATCAAAATCTAATTCAATTAAAAAAGCTAGGGAGCGTACTATGTCTATTGAAAATGAAAGAGCAGAACCTGATGCTTTAAGTGTTGGTGATTTTGTTTCTTGGTCTTCTTCAGGTGGTAGAGCAGCAGGCAGAATTACAAAAATTACTAGAGATGGTTCTATTAATGTTCCAAATAGTAGTTTTACAATTAACGGCACAGAAGATGATCCTGCTGCACTAATAAAGATTTATAGGGATAATGAAGAAACTGATGATACTTATGCTGGTCATAAGTTCAGCACGTTGACTAAAATCAGCCCAATTCGTTCTTCTGAAAACATGGAACAAGAAACATCTATAGAAAGGAGAGATCCTTCTGAAAAATTTCAAAGAACAGAACTTACAGAGTTTAGAAGTGTCGGTAAAGGTCGTACTTTTGAATTTCCTTTTAGTTCTGAATATCCAGTAGAAAGATATTTTGGTAAAGAAGTGTTAAAGCATGATGACAAATCAATTGATTTCAGTCGGCTTAATTCTGGTGCTGCTCCACTACTTTGGAATCACGATCCAGATAGACATATAGGAATAGTCGAGAGGGCATATATCGACAAAGATAAAAAACGTGCTTATGCAAAAGTG